CAAAGGGCCTCCCAGGTGCTTATGACATCCCAGATCCTCTGGCTCTACCTGTGTTTTAGATGCAATGCACCCATTCACAGGTTTTACCATCTATCCATAAGGTAATTCCATGGGAAAATATGTTACTCAAAAACGTTCGCTAGCTAATCAATACACCTCCTCTCTTGTTAACAAGAGCGGAGTTATCGTTCGGAAGAACGGTATTGACAGTGCAACGAATGCTCTGAATAGCTACTTTTCTCCTTCCGAGCAGACCTATATGTATAGGTCTGGCCGTAAGTGGGGATCAGAAGAGGTTTCTGATTTGCTTAAAGCAAATGAGAACTTCTTAACCCCTTACGACAATGGGCATGAATACTGGTCGGAGAAGAAATCTATTAAGATTTCTCATCCGTCCATGCGTTTCATTGGTCGTGGTACCTCTTGGTACGACGGTCCTTTGATTCCGTATGGATTTACCAGTTCCATGTCTATGCCGACCCAGAATGCAATTGATGTAGCAACCTATGGCCCTCGGGCCATTGCTGCAACAGTGCCTACTAAGTCGGTCGCGAGCCTCGCGCAGTTCCTAGGTGAGCTTCACGAAGGGCTTCCCAAGTTAATTGGGTCAGCTGTTCTGGCCACTCAAGCAAAGAAGTTCCGTTCTTACGGTTCCGAATACTTGAATGTACAGTTCGGTTGGTTGCCCTTTATTAGCGACCTTAGAAATATGCTAAAGGCTGTGGTCCGTTCTGATCAGATTCTCAAGCAATACGCTCGTGATTCTGGCAAAATGGTCCGCAGAAAATTCGCGTTCCCTTGGAAGATAGACACATCTGATACGGATCTCATGGCTCGTGGTATCTGGGCTAACGCCTCAGATATCGGGCCTGAGTTCTTTAAAGATGATAGTCTATATAGGAGCAAGACCCTTACCCTTACTAGTACTTCTATTGAGAAGTACCGGTTTTCAGGGGCGTACTCATACTTTCTTGCTGGAGAAGATACTCTTCTTAGCACGATAGAGAGACACGCTCAAGAGGCTAATAAGCTTCTTGGCATCCGGCTTACGCCGGATGTACTTTGGGAACTTGCACCATGGAGTTGGCTATCCGACTGGGTGTTCAATCTTGGATTGAATATTGGCAATGCCAGTAAACTCAGTCAGGATGGTCTTGTTGTACGATACGGTTATCTTATGAGGGATTCCCTCAAAAGAAATATGTATTCTGCCAGCTGGGACAGCTTTTATAGCCTACCACCTATCAGTCTACATGTTATCCTTGAGAATCATCGCAAGGAGTCCGTAAAGTCTTCGCCCTATGGATTCGGACTAAACCCTAATTCCTTTACGGAAAGGCAGTGGTCCATACTCGCGGCCCTTGGAATGACCAAGGCACCGCGGACTCTTTGGTAACTTCCGTTACTAGAGAGTATAATTCTAACTAAATATCATAATTGAATATACAATTCAATATGGACATGTAGGAGAACTACCATGGCTTTTGCCGATCCTCAGACAGTAACTATCGCGACGGTTGCCAATACGCTTCCGCGTATTGGACAGGGCGTTTCCAGCGGTTCCTTTTCTAAGGACGATGGAAACGTTCAGCTTTCGATCCAGCACCAAGTTGGTCGCCGGACGAAGCGTTCTATCCGTCTCGTTCACTCGAAGATCGCTCCGGATCCGCTGATCAGTGCTCAGAACATTAAGTTCTCGATGACTGCTCAGCTTTCCGTCGATGTGCCGCCTACCGGTTATACCGTGGCGGAGCAGAAGCAGATCGTTGATGCTCTCATCGCTCTGCTTCAGGCCTCGAGTGGGACCGCCACCACCAAGCTTCTTGGTGGTGAGAGTTGATCAGCTATGAGGCGCTTACGCTTCTCATCGCTGTTTTTACTCTGCTGTTTGCTGCTCCTCTATTTTGGAGGAGCCGTAACTCTCGCAGTCGTCACTGACGTCTGGGGGAAATAGTTAGGGATTGGTATGCCATGGCTATGGATGTTTCACCAGAAAGGGAAACATGAAAAGCCTGACAAACCTTCTGCATGTTGTCCTCACAGAGTGTGGGGACAGATGCGGCATAAGCACCACGCGTGACTTTCAAACAATCACGCGGCGTGTTGAAAACGAGGGGTTGGCGTTTATAACGATCACCCTGGCTGACTTTGGAAAGGACCTCGAAAAAGGTCTTGACCAAGGTTTTGCCGATCACAGCATGTTTCTTAGTTTTAAGAAACGTGGAGAGCTCCCCGTATTATTCGGAGGTTTTCTCGATCTTGTTTTCAACCGTGCAAGTGGCCGGTTGCTGGATACACCTTCTATCGAAGCTATTCGATGCCTTCGTCAGTTAAGTCTGATGTGGGCAAAGATAGAACTTGAATGCACTGAAGAGCGCAAACAAGCTGCTATCGATAAATATGTCCAGTGTGAGCAGGAAGTCCGTCAATCCGATAAGGCCCTGCTCGCCTCTGAAGAGGCGATGCGGGATTTTTGCCGAATCGGGGGGATGCTTCTTAACGATGTTTTCTCTCTTGTAGATCGAATGATCTGGGAGGGCAACATCATGCCGAAGCATGGTCCAGGTGCCACTGCGGAACGTATTACCAGTAATGGTAAGTACTATTCCCGTATGTGGACGTCTAGACTGGAGAGTATTTTCCCATCAGGAGAATATCTCTTCCCCTCTTGGAACTCCGTAATGGAGGAACAAGAAAGTCTGGAACTCCTCGAACCCGGAGCTGAGATTCCCGTAAGGGTAATCACAGTTCCTAAAACGCAGAAAACGCCTCGAATCATTGCCATCGAGCCTACTCCGATGCAGTATATGCAGCAGGGTATCCTCGAAGCACTTGAGGAAGGTTTTGCAGGGGATGACATCCTTGCAAACCTCATCGAATACTCTAGTCAACTCCCTAATCAGGAGTTGGCTCGAGTCGGTTCTCTTTCTGGGAACCTGGCGACACTCGATTTGAGTGAAGCATCCGATCGCGTTTCCTATCAGCATGTACGGCTTCTACTTCGCAACTTCCCTTACCTTCGGGAAGGGGTTGATGCTTGTAGGAGTCGGAAGGCTGATGTGCCTGGCCATGGCGTAAAACGCCTAGCCAAGTTCGCGTCTATGGGTTCAGCGCTTTGCTTTCCCTTTGAGGCGATGGTTTTTGCCACCGTCATATTCAAAGCGATAGAGCGGGCGCTCAACCGACCCCTGACCAAGAGGCTCATTAAGAGCTTTCTGGGGCAGGTGCGCATCTACGGGGATGATATCATCGTCCCTGTAGAGTTTGTGCCATTCGTTGTGGAAGAACTTGAGGCCTTCGGCTTCAAGGTAAACGCCAAAAAGTCTTTCTGGACTGGGAAGTTCAGAGAGTCCTGTGGCGCGGATTATTACGATGGGGAAGACGTTTCAGTCATTCGCCTTCGTAACTTTATTCCGACACAACGACAGCAAGTTGACGAGCTAGAGAGCATCGTTTCCTTTCGGAACCGAATGTATCTGGCAGGGTACTGGAAAACAGTACGCTACCTCGACGAAATTATCGAGAAGGTTATACCCTTCCCGGCAGTTGCGCCGACTAGCCCGGCATTAGGGAAAACCAGTGTGCTTGGTTATGAAAACCATAAAGTACACCCTCATCTTCAGAAGCCCCTTGTCAAGGCTGCTGTAGTTGAGAATACCTATCGCAGAGATCCTCTCGATGGGTATGGAGCCCTAATGAAGCACTTCCTGAAGCGCAGCGAATTGCCATTCGCTGATAGGAAGCACCTTCAATTTGCTGGACGTCCCGTATCACGTGACATCAAGGTACGGTGGGCCCCCTCGTATTAACGAGGGCGGGGTTAAACGCGAGTTTAACCGCAGGGAGACAATAAGTTCTCTCTTCTGAGAGCTTATTGTTCTC